TTTTGAAATTTGTGCTACTGAAGGGACGCTACCTGACGTTGGACTTTTCCCGGAGGAAGAACAAGGATATGTACGAGGACTTGTGGCGTTTCTCCATGACGTTGAACCTGTCCCCGTCCAATCAGAAGTCATGGTTGCATCCCTAGAGGAAGGATTCGCAGGGAGATATGATGTTAGGTTGGAAATCGGAAGGAAATGCGAAGTGGTCAAAAAGATCACTCCTAAACGGACGCATAGAGCGGTACTCAGACCCGGTACTATCCTCGCTGACCTTAAGACTTCGAAATACGTCTATGACAAGCACCATCTTCAGATCGAAGCATATGAGGGAGCGTCGATTGAAAGTGGATACGGCCCATCGGATCATAGAGGTATCCTTCATGTCACGGCGGAAGGAAGATACGAATTTGTGCCCTCTAAGGCGAACTATGTTGATTTCCTCGCAGTTAAAGGTGCCTACGAAGCGATGAAAAGGATCAAAAACTATGACCGCACTAAAGCCGATTGAGTACCGCAACATCAAGGGTATCTCGGCTACCAAGTATAAGGTAAACGATATCTGTTCTGTTCCTGGGTGTAATAGAACCAGGGGTGATAAGGGGCACCATATCTTCCCTAGATCACAGATCGGCAATGACTCCTACTTTGTTCTCGTAGGCATGGGAGATACTAACTTTACCATCCCTCATGTAACCGGTCTTTGCTCAGAGCATCATACCCAGGTAGAGATTCATGATGCGTGGATTAAGCTAGAGGATGATCTGTTCGTATGGTACGAAAGAGAAAAGCCAGCCAATAGAGAAACTAGCAGTAAAAACTTTATTAAGGTTGGCCCGCTTGATCCGCAGCCAGGGGTGCGCGTAAAAGGCGCTTCAGGTTCTCCTAAGAAGAAGCGAGAGAAGAACAAGGGTGAGAAGAAGCGCAACCGTAGGACACTGGCGTTCTCTGTACCAAACGATGCCATCGAAGATGGCGCAGGGATCATTGACGATCTACTCCGTGAGGCTAAGAAGGAATACGGAGTAGGCAATACAGAAGAAGAACGACTCAAGACCCCAGACTATAATATCTACGTCCTGGCACTTTACAATCTAGTGAGGGGTGGAGCATGAAGTACCCGCCCGGACTAACCGTAATGAAGATCGGGGTTATGGGCATTAACAAAGCCGAGAATAACCCCGAGCATACGATGCACCTAGAACTTACTCATCGAGAGTGTGCCATTATCTCTTTTGGGAATATGCTGATTAGCATGATGTTCCCAGAACTATGCGATCATACCAATAGCTTTGCTTCTAAGTTGCTAGAGGTTGGAATCGCGCAAGACTACTTGCCAGACCCCAAAGATATTCCGGAAGGGTGGCCTGATGTCTAGTGCTACAGCAAGAGAATGTAAATACTGTAATGAGCAACTAGTCGTAGTTCAATATGAAGAAAAAGAAGGCCTCATCGTCTGTCCGAATTGTGACTGCCTCCACAAGTGGCCGTCGCAGCAAACCAAATAAGCATCGTGATTTCATTAAGAAGCACAAACACCTCTATGATGAAATGCTCTTATCGCAAAAAGGGCGATGTGCGGTATGCAATCGTTTGCCCAAAAAGCGGAAGTTTGACATGGACCATGACCATAAAACAATGCAGGTTCGTGGCCTTTTATGCGTCAGATGTAATCGAAGCTTACCGTCTTGGGTAACACCCGAATGGCTTAGGAGGGCAGCGTCATATCTAGAGAACCCACCCGCATCGGTACTAGAGAACCAGGACATTGTACCGGATGCGGAAAAAAACTAAGAGGGCAAAGAACCAACTGTTCTAAGTGTAGGGATCAATTCATTCCAATTGAATTGGTCTTGGAATTCTTTGAGTCTATTAAGAGAGAAGAGCTTGACGGAACAAGGGAGACAGATACAGAGCTATCTGTTCGTATTGGAAAGGGAGAGAACTACATTGGAGGAATCAGGAAACAAGACCATATTAGGGTCACAACCTTCGATGAAATCCTTACTCATATAGGTGTGTGGAATCTCTGGTACCAAGAACCGTATCAGACATACTATTGGGGGGGAGAAGTTCCGCCAGATCGTTCTAAGCCTGTTAAGTGCGCCTATATCTTGTGCGAACGATGGTTCAGCGTAGGGCAGATGCATAAGTTCTATTGTTCTGATAAGTGCCGCAATCTAGCTAATAGAGAGCTAGAAAAGGGAAGAAAGAGAACCTACAAGCCGCGTCCACGCAAGCCGGGGCTGGTACAATGCAAGTGGTGCGAGACTATGTTCCTTCGTAAACTAACTGCTGTAGGTGGTACTCCAAGTAAATACTGTAGTGACGAGTGTAGGACGCTAGCTAAACGTAAACAGGATCGTGAGGCATATGAGCGTAATAAAAATCGGGCCTCGGAGCAAACATATCCACATTAGACCCTTTCTATGGGGTATCTACTTTCACTTGCGATGGAATCTATTCTTCCTTCATTGCAAGTTTGGAGTATGGAAACAAATAGGACTTAGAGTTGATTCTAGAAGACAACAGATACGAAAGAAGAATGGTGAGCCTCTGCACAAGAGATATGTGGATTGCATCAGATTCCAAATCTCAGTGTGGTCTACCAACAAGGGCAAGCAACAAAAACCCTTTGTACTAGGAGGAATGCTTTATGGTGGAAGAAATCGTGGTAGAAGATAAATGACTTTCCGAATTGTATTCGACCATTCACCCGAACGCGAAGAACACGCAGCCAAACTGGTAAAGCATCATATCAACGAAAACGATAAGAAGGTACCTCGCATCGCTGGAATCGGGCTTGCGAAAGACATTGTGGTATGCGAGACTTGCGATAATGTGTTTGTGAAGAACATCAACTCTTATCGCTACGAGTGCTACGAATGCGCTCCGTCAAAGAAAGAGAAAGAAGCGAAGGGATTTGGGTTCTAATGGATTTTCACAGCTTCGTTGATCGTCTAGAAGAGGTATCTGGAAGTGTCAAGGGTAACGAGTGGACGGTAAAGGCTTGTTGTCCTGCTCACGACGACCGGGTAGCTTCTCTAAGCGTTAGAGACGCTGGAGATAAGGTCTTGGTTTACTGTCATGCCGGATGCAGCGCAGAAGCCATTACAAAGGCTCTGGGGCTGTCTCTGAAAGACCTCTACTCAGACTCCGAAATGGAGAGCTACGACGTTTCCGAAGAACAGTACCCTTACGAGGACGAGGGTGGCGAGCTCCTGTATACCAAGATTCGTTTTCCCGAGAAGCGGTTCGCCTATCAACGTCCTAACGGAGAGTGGGGACGCGGAGACACCAGGAAGGTTCTTTACAAGCTTCCTCAACTGATTGACGCCATTGCACTTGGGCATGAAGTCTGGATCGTGGAAGGAGAGAAAGATGTCGAAACGCTTAACGCAAGAGGAATTTCGGCAACAACGGCTGGCGGGGTATCGGACTGGCAGACAGACTACCCAAGATACTTCTCAGGAGCGAGAGTTGTCATTGTTGCTGACAAAGATGAGAGGGGTAGAGAATCAGCTAGAAGAATTGGAGACTCTCTATGGGGGATTGCTGAAAGAATACGAATTATTGAGTCGAGAGTTGGAAAGGATATCACTGACCACATCGAAGCTGGAAGAGAGCTAGGAGAGGTAAAAGAATGTCAAATCCTGACGAAGAAAGACTTCTTAAGATTCTTGAGAAGCAAGAGAGGCCTGAGCGTCTATTCATGAACGACGAGTTTGAAGAAGGAGATACCGGTGTAAATCGTTCCTCGACAGAAGGAAAGACCGACTACCTTCTAGTTCGTGATGGGCCTATGTTTCAGCGGTGGGCTGCATGGCTATCTAGGTTTGCTCCAACCAGGGGTAAGCGTAACTGGATGAATGCCCATGAGTTTAGTGACCTAGAGAGATTTGTAGAGAGTGCTGCTAGGCACTTTGAACAGTGGCTCAATGGAGAGGATGATGGAGAAGATCATGCAGCAGCCATTATCTTCAACATTAACGGAGCCGAGTACGTCAAAGAGAAGCTGATGGGAGAGATGGATGCCAACGCATAAGAGAGACGTTGAGAGGTATGAGAAGAGTGGAAGAAATGCTCTTTACACCCTTTGCGGGAAAACGGTTATCCAGAACGGTAAGAGAGTTATGAAAAGAGCTATTCCGCAAGGAAAGCCAATCACCTGCTACTCATGTTGGCTAGAAGCCAAGGAACGGGGAATCGAAATTAGGAGTCCATTTAATGCATAGCGGAGAGAATAGAATCGTCGTAGACCTTGACGATACTCTTATTGATCTAGAGTGGCCTAATATCGGCGGCTGGAAGCCAGGTGCGATTAGAGGGCTTAAGAAGCTACTAGAAGCTGGCTATGAGGTAATGATTCTCTCTACAAGGTTCGCTGAGTGCGAGATTGATGAAGTGACCTTTAGAGACGTACTAGAACTAGAATCAGAAAAGCAAGAGATTAGAGAGATGCTAGATGATGCTGGTTTGCAGGAGGTCAAGATTTGGGACAAGACCTGGAAGCCAGGAGCGGTAGCATATATTGATGATAAGGCTATCCGTTATCGCGGTAGGCCTGCTGATTGGGATATTATCTCAGATACCCTAGTGAGGATGAAGAATGTCAAAGAGCCAGCAGAACTCTGACGGTACATGGGGAGAGAACCACGTTACAACAGAAGGGATTCAGCTAGAGCCACCAAAAATCTATTTGAAAGACCTGTTTAGGTTGGTAGAGAAGGTGAAGAAGTACCGCGATAGTTTGCCAGAAGAGATTGTTCTAGCGCTCGAAGACCTGGAATCTAACTAAGGAAGGGTAATGCCCTACTTTGAAACAGAGAGAATCTGGATTAATTCCTTGCTCAACTCTGCAAGGATTCTGGATTTTGATATTGAGACTCAGCTTGTCGGCTTCCACAAGGGAGGTAAGTTTAACCCTGATGGTTGCCGCCCGGTGATTATCTCTTGGTCATGGATGGACGAAGAGGAAGTCTATACAAGAGAAGTGACAGGTAAGACTCTGGAAGAGTTTCGGACCCAATACGACAAAGCGGACGTAGTGACAGGACACTACATCCGCAAGTTTGACCTACCGATTATTAATATGAGATTGCTAGAGCTTCACAAGCCTAGACTAAACGTTAAGATCGCCTGGGATACAAAGGCTGACCTGATCCCGTTTGGAGGGGCCAGCAAGTCTCAGGAGAATATGTCTGCAATGCTAGGCCTGCAAGAAGAGAAGTACCATATGTCAGATACTGACTGGCGGAACATGGACAAAGATATGAAGAAGAAGGTCATGGAGCGTAACGCTCAGGACGTTATCCAGCATAAGGAGATGTTCCGTAAATTGGGAGAGCTAGAGTATCTCTCCAAGCCAAAAGAATGGGGAAGGTAATGAAGAAGCTTGTATTTTTGATCGCGCTCTTTGCCGTGATCTTTGCAGGTGTTGCTAGTACTGCTAGTGCCACCGATTCATGGGAGTTTCCGTTTAGCTACGTTCTGAATGAGAATGGGCAGTATTGCGGAAGTGCCTGTGGAGTTGTTATCCATAGAGACTACTATAATGCCACCATTGGCCCATTGGCAGCATCGAATACGGTCTACCACTGTACGTTGAATGGAATTAGCTATCCCTACAATTTCGGTCGTCCAGGGGAGCTTGGGACAGGCTGCACCAACGTCAATAACGAGACGTTTTATGCTATTGGACCGCCTAACACGACCTATGACGTATGGGCAAGAAAGGGTTGTCCAGTTGGTGGTGGCTATATGTTCTCTAACACCGACGCGGATATTCACTTGCCAAGTAGCGGAGGTGCTGTTAGGCTTGTCCAGCGACTTCTAATTGTTAAGCCTGCTGGTGGTTGTCAAACTGCTATGCCGCTACAGGGCACATTGGCAGAGGCGCTGAATACTCCACCCGACTTCTCCTACTAGAAGTAGGAGATAGCGCAATCAAGAGAACAGAAGGTTAGTCCTGTTTCGGGATACTTGTCTACGGTGATCCAACCATCTTCCATTGCCTCGCGGTGGGCTTCTTCTCCGTCGTACTCGGCTTTGGTTTCGCACCAGTCACAAGTATACGAAGCTGATTTAACTGCCATCATTTCCATACCTTTCGTATAGCTGGAAGCCCCTCTCCATAATCTTGCAAACCTCCGGATCGGCTTCCTCCATTGACTTAGGAAGTTCCTTCTGATTATAAAACACAAGCCAGAGGTTTTTGCTCATCCAGGTTTTCGGAGGGGGGTCAAGCAATCTACAGGCCGCGTAAACTAATGCAGGGTGATAGTAGCCATAGGAGTCTTCTGTTTCCCTCCACAAGAGTCTAATGCGTCGAAGCTCCTCTGCCGGTGACGCAACTGCGGTAGGCATCTTAGTCTTCCTTTTCCACGGGCGTTTCTGCACTTAGCATCCCGCCCAGTCCAATAATAAGAGCGATCTGAGAAAGAAACCAAACTAGACTTACATAGGTACGAAAAGGGTACTGGATAGGGGTGCTAAGAATATCAATAATTAGCACCCAGGCAATCAGAGAGCGACGTTGTCTTGCTGTAGAATGTGCTGCAATCCAATCTCCGGGGGCATGAAAAGACCTAGAGAGAGTAGCCGATCTTTGCATAGCCACGAGCCAGATAGATTACTTCATAGATAGGATAGTAGCCGCCCTTATGGACAGGCCAACAGTCGGTATGACCCTGTGACTGTTTAAAGTGCTGAGATACGTCCCAATGGGAAGTAATGCCCGGTTTCAAACCATCGCTATAAACGAGAGGAATATTATGAGCCTGACTAACAGCAGCTACCAGCTTGGCGGTAGCCCTAAGCTGACTATTACGAGCGACCCAGATAGCCTTCCTGACGGGGTTAAGTGGACTTCGCAACATTACATCGGATACTTGTTCGATACCAATACTTCTGACATTGACCCCGCCAGCCTGCCAGAAGATAGCCCTACCCAAACCGTAGGCCCAGGCGATATTTCCCTCCGCGTCGGTGAGTCCGTGGATTCCGTAATCCTTCGCGTCAAGGTAGGCAACAACGCTGTCGATATCCTTGTATCCGGGAAGGTCATGCGAGACTGTTTCATGTAGCACGATCATATCCTTGGGGGATACGCCGTGGACACAATCCTCCATCGGGTCATGGATGTTTTTGTATTTCAGCTTCATTTACCAGCCTTTGTAAGACCGCGTGAGACGTTGTAACCGAAGACGGATACCGCAGAAGCAACAGCAGCCCACTTAGGGCTTAGAACGCCGCTCAGGGCCGCAGAGAGGGTGCCTACGTTGAAGGCAATGGTGGCCCAGAACTCAGTTGTCTTGTAACCGGGCTTATGCATTGCAATCCATTTGTCTGAAGTCGTGTTCTTCTTGCTTGATGTTCTTGAGAGCAGCTTTTAGTTCGTCGGGATGGGCTTTGTAGTAGGAAATGGTGGGGAGGCTCCTCTTGCTGCGTTGAATGGCAGCCAGAATATAAGCATTCTGCCGGTTCTGAGCAATGCAGAGAACGTTGGCGGTATCGTGAGTCTGTTCTACGGAGTAGTAGACAGCGAAAGATGCGAACAGCATTGAGAGAAAAATGAGTGATCCTACGATTAGGCTTTTCAATGTCCTACCACCTGCAAAATCGAGACAGCGAAGATAATAGCGCCCCCGGCCACAGACAACGCTGCGGTATAAAGCGCTCTGTTGATGCTACTGACCTTATCAGAAAGGTCATGTACGTCTGATTTAAGCTGGTCGATTTGGACTCTGAGTACGTTCACGTCTTCCGTTCTTCTCTCAAGAGCAGCAACTCGACGCTCAATCTCCTTGAGTTGAAACTCCTGAACTGGCATTAGTTACGCCAGACTAATTACATTAAGGGCGGCCAGCAGAAGGATCACGAAGGAGCCTACGACGCAGATTAGAATAATGGGATCAGAATTAACTGTCATTAACGGAGTCCTAGAAGAATACATACGAGTACGACAATTACAACAATTACGAGAAGCGTGTAAAGCATTAAGTGTACCTCCTGGCACCCACGAAGTCTGAGCGCCCTTTAAGTGTACTAATTCTAACTACAGCCCCGGTGTGTGGGGCTTCAATAAACTTACCGTTACCGATATACATACCAACGTGCCCAGGGCCGTCAGACCTCATCTCAAAGAAAACTGCGTCTCCGGGTCTAAGCTTTCCAGGACTAACTTTGCGACCAAACTTCCACTGCTGTTCGCTAGTTCTCGGGATGTGAACACCCCGTTGCCCCCAAACATACTGAAGAAGTCCGGAACAGTCAAAACCACCCGGCCTTGAGCCGCCCCAAACGTAAGGGGTTCCGAGATAACGCTTAGCAAGATTTACAACCTGCCTGTCTCTCTGAGTAATTGGACCTGCCGCGAGCACCGGTAGGGAGGGAGCTTCATTTGCCCTCTGGCCCGGTGCGTGAAGGGCAGCGATAAGTTGATACGTTGTTTGGTAGTCAGGTATTTGATGTTGACCAATTTGACCTAGATTGGAGATTAACTGCTGTGCCAAAGCAAGACGAACCTGATTCGACTGACCAGGAGGGCGTAAGTTCTGACCTGCAAAGGCAGGGAGGTTATTACGCCCTACTTGATGATTTGCTGGTTGCTGAAGCCCGCCGCTTCCAAGAACTTTTGAAACAAGCTCGCCAGAAGTCCCCCACGGAGAAGCCCCTAGAATTTGGGCAAGACGACGAGGATCAGCAGAACCAGAACGCAAACCAGCAACAAGACCCCCGTAGCGACCATTGAGGAGTGTTCTGGCCGTCGCCATTGCACCCTGTTGAGGGGAGGCGTAATTCTTAACGCCCACAGAATTATAAGTACCAGCGCCCCCCACACGAAAAGTAGTGTTAAGAGGATTAAACCTAGCGCTACCACCTTCTGACCTCTGCCATGCGTCTAGGAACCTTATATTTTGTTTGGTAGCAGGGGCACCAATGATTCTAAGTAGAGCCTGCTGCCACCCAGGATAGGAAGCCATTTATCGTGCCGATGGAACGGTGATCTTAACGCCCTTGTCTTTGAGAGCAGTAGATACCCTACTCAAAACAGGGGTTCCAAAGAAGTTACGCGACAAACGGGACTGAGCGCTAGCAATCTCAGAGGGGCTAGCGGTCTTCGCCCATTCGATAGCTTCTTTTGCATCCTTAGAAGTACCTTTACCCTGACTGACAAGGAACTGAACATCAGCGATGAACTTTTCCTTTGATTTTCCAGTACCGACAGCACCATGCTCAGCACGAAAGGTATAACGCTTACGGTTTAGGTTAAGCTCTTTCTTGATGATGGGCATAGCTTCCTTAAGGTATTTGGTATCTGGACCTAGGGTCTTCTCCTGAATAGCCTGCTGAAGAACCGTATGAACATTCTGGCTCTTAAGCTTAAGACGTTCAGGCGGAGCCAAATCTCTAGCAGCCTGGTCGTGGAACTGGTTCTTATCTACCTGGCGGGGATAGAATCCACCAAACATGAAGGGACCAACGGCCTCTCCGATACCTCGACCAGAATAAGTCTTAGGAGAGTGCCAGCCAAAGGCTCGGGAAGCTACTCCAAGAGGGCCAAGCGTTCTAGCCTGTCTGGAAAGAGACTGACCAGGATCAGAGGAACCAAGCACCTGAAGAAGTGGCACACCGAATTCCTCAAAAGGAGTGCGTCCAGAGCTAGAGCGTTGACCACCAGGAACTCCAAGACCAGACATAAGGTTTTTAGCGTAGTCTGTACCAAAGTCTCCATACTGAGCAACGGTAGTAGGTGTCCAAGCAGAAGCAGGGTTAATGGCCCTAGAACCACCGGCAACGGGAATGAAGCCAGCAGCCCACTTTGGAGTCGGGCCAAACATTCTGATATTCTCTCGCTTGCCTTCCTGGGCAATAGCGGCGGCACCAGCGGTCTTAATAGGATGCTGAGCAATAGCCTGTCCAGTCCAGCGAGTAGCACCCTTAAGCCACGGATAGAAGTAAATTACAGAAGTGAGAGACTTCTCACGCGGCCCCATCTTAGAGAAATCAACAGCATCGTCTCTAGCCATTTGAATGATAGAGTCGCGCTTATTAGAAAGCTTGGGATCACTAAGAAGTTTAATGATCTTCTCGCGGGTATCGTATCCGTGTTCAGCAGCACGTCGGTAGAAGGTAGCTTCACGGAAATGGGAGTCGGTAATACCGGCGATAGACGAAACGAACTTCTCTTCGTACTTCTTTCCGATACCCCTAAGACCCTCAGGGATGATAGACTCGGTACGAGCGGTGCCCATAGCATGACGCACAAGCTGAGAAACGTCTTCTCCAAACTTGTGACGATATGCCTGGGTAAATCCCTTTACGATCCTAGGGCCATGACGGACAAGACCCATGCCTACATTACCAGCATAGTTGGTGGCGATATAGGCAGGGCGAGCATAAACACCGAAGGTACGCAGAGGAAGAGTGGTACGCGCTAGGGTTTCCTCAATAGGCCCGGTGGGACGCCTGCGAATGTCTGGAATCAGTCTCTTATCTACCCATCGAATACCGGCATGAGAAACATCTGAGCCAATAGCTGCCTGCTCATGGGGGATACCAGGGCGGTTCTTAGGGCCAACAAGCTTAGGCTGAGTAAAGATTTTCTCTCCGGTTTGAGTTACACGAACCTTAACAGGAATCTGATTAGTGTGTTCCTTGGTCTTTGTACCTGCCTGGTAGACCTTAGAGAGAACGTGCTGATAGGGGTTCTTGTTTTCAAGGTCTTGACGGATACGCGCCTCAGAGCTAATGCGGTTACGCATATCTTTCATTGCTCTGTTGGTAGAGCGCTTCTGCCACTTATTCAGGTTCCCATCCGGAAGATCAAGCATAGCCTGCTTAGCTTCGATGGAGTGTTTGAATACAGGACGGAGCAGAGGGTTCTTTGGCCCCATATGAGCCGTTACAAGATTACCTTTACGGAGGTAGGAAGTCTCGGCGGCAGGAAGCCGAACAGAACGAGCGCCTAGACGGGTAACGCCACCAGCGCCAGCGGTAGCAGCAGCATATAGGTTAAGCCCTGCGATACCAGGATGCTCTCTGGCATTCTTCCAGCGGAAAGAATCGACAAACTGCGTACCGATCTGCCGTCCAAGGCGGCGGGTATTTCTAAAGCCGCGAGAAGGATGGAGAGTATCTCCACCAACTGTCTCGACGGTCTTTACGATACCACCAGGGGTGTAATAGGCGGTGTCACGCAAGTCCCTAGCGGTTTTTGGAATAGAACCAATGGCTGCATGAATATCGAACCCAAGGTGAAGAGGTTCTTTGATCTTGGCAGGGTGATGCTTGCGCCTATACTCTGCATTCTGCTTAGCTGTAATGCGAGCGGTGGCCTTACCGAGAGGACTTCTGCGGAAGGATTCAATGTTGTGTCCGTACTGAATCGCCTTCTGAACGTTCTTGGCGTGTGCTGTGTTATAAGAAGGCGGCTTAGGACCGTGAGGAATAGGTTTATGCTTAGGACGAGGCGGTGGACGATACATTAGCCGATGAAGGGGTTCTTAGACTTCTTCTTGGCCTTTGGTTTATGGCCTCCGGCAAGCTTGGTCGGGTTGCGAATACCAGCATTGTACATTTCGCTAAGGATCATTTCCTTGATCCGCTGTTCAGAATAACCCATGTCAATAAGGCGCGGAGCATACCGCCCGTGGAGCACGCGATAAATGTCGATTGGCGCACGATGCTTCTGTACCTTACTAGAGCCAATAAAACCGTGCTGAGTAGTAACAGTATGACCCTTGGCGAGACGCCTAGCGTCTGACGATACCTTGTCTTGAACCACATAGAACTTGCTGTTATCTCTTCCCGAAGCCTTGTCCTTGGCCTCCATTGCTTTGTTGTGACGAATGCGCTCTGCGTTAGCCTCTGCGCTTAGGTTAAGCCTCTGCTGGCCCTGAGCGATTCTCTGACGGCCCTGTTGAATTCTTGCAGCGTTATTAGCCTCGGTATCAAAGAGCTTCTGCTGAGAGACAAGTCCGCTCTGCTGAGCAATAGCCTTCTGTAGCTCCCGATTCTGAATATCCTGTAGAGTGCCAGAAACAAGACCCGGAATCTTAGAGCGAATATCGCCAACCTGCTTAGCCCTCTCATTTTCCATCTGAGAGTTAAGTTCGGCAGAACGCCATGCTCCGCCCATACGGGCAAAGTTAGGAAGCTGGCTAGAATAATTTTCTGCGGAAGCACCCTGAGCGATCAGGGCAGCAAGCCCAGAAGAACCTTGGGCGAAGTTAGCCGCTGCTGCATTCTGAGCCACATTTTGCAAAGCCTGAGAGCGCGAAGGATCGACTCCAACCTGATTTTGAAGAATGGGAGCGCCCTGCCCTTGCAAGTGCTGGTAAAGAGCTTCGTCTAGACCCTTCTGCTGGCCAATGGCTTCTTGGTAATAGTTGTGCGTGATCTGCTGCTGAGGCATCAACTGAGAAGCAAGTGCATTGGTAGCAGAAGAGATAGCATTCTGCTGACCTTGGTTCTCTCTAGCAAACTCAGAATTGATCTGCTTTAGAAGCGGTTGAATCTGAGCATTGACATATTGGCGCGCTTGTGCCTGCTGCTGCCTTGGGTTAAGAGGAGCAAATGGATCGTATCTACGACGTTTTCTAGCCATTAATAGACCCTCCCTCTCTTAAGGGAGTTGCGAAGATTGCTCAAAACAGGAGAAGTGGCCGTAGGATGAATAGCAGACATACCGGGAGTGCTAGGACCAGATAGAGTTGGATGAGTTGAAAGCCAACGATTATAGGCGTCTTGCATACCCTGAGTGAGATTGCCCTGCTGTCCGGTTCTAAAGTTAGTGAGATTGCCCTGGATACCAGTTAGAAGAGCCTGTAGTGCATTCTGAGCGTTAGACTGATTCTGAAGGTAATTGGTGCCCTCTTGTTCTAGTGCTTGGCCCCTGTGCCCGGAATAGAAAAGATTATTCTTATTATAAGACTCGTTAAGATTAGTCTGATTCTCGGTGTGTGCTCTAAGAAGCTGAGCAAGAGTAGAAAAAGGATTTTTCTGGGCAGCAGCAGAAGTGTTGGCATCTCCATAGAGAGAATTAAGAGTTGGATCGTAGCCAAACTGAATTAGTGCCTTCTGCCTCTGTGCAAGGCTGGACGCCTCGGCGTTCGCAATATTTGATGCAACCTGAGCACGAATCTGCTGAAGAATGGGATCAGATTCCCAAGGCGAGCCACTACCAGGAGTGGCAGGAGTTGCGGGAGAACCGCCAGAAGGCGGAGCGGCTGGATTGTTGAAGGGCGCGGCGGGAGTTGCAGTACGACCTGTATTTACAGGAGCAGCAGGACGCAAACTCTGATTAGGCCGCATCGGTGCAATCTTGGGATAAACTCGTCTGAGAATCATTGTAGTCCTGTGTTAAGGAGCAATTGCTGTCCAGCTAAAAGTTGCGGTTGCGCCAGCGCCGGGGACTCCTGCGGGTGGCGCTCCAACGATATCGAAGGTTGTTCCACCAGCATTTCCCCAAGCAAAGATTACAAAGAAAGCGGGTGCGGTTCCTCCGGACTGAGTGGCTAGAACCTTGGTTGGAGTCGCCCCAAGATTGTGAGTGACAGTAAGAACGTTGCTCTTTGCCGTGACTCCACCCCATGTAAGAGTAGACGCACCCGAAGACTGTTTTGTGGCAGTACCGGAAGGTTTTACCTCTACGAAGGTTCCCGTAGCCACATTAGACGTGTCAATCTTGCCATTGGCCCAAGACTGAATCTGGTCAATAACTGCCTGTAGGAAGTTGTCAGTAAATTCTGAGACTGGGGGAAGGTTAAGCCTCAATTGAGAGAAATTCCATTTTAATATCGTAGATGGTCCAAGAGGTAGGAGCAGAAGTAGAGGAATCAAACACAGAGAATCCCACTTCTCTTGCCCCTATATAGGGATTGAAGCGTTGAATAATACGCTGAAAGGTAGCCGTAGACAAGGGGGTGAATTGATGCACGACCTCCCCACCAATATCATTGAAAAACGAAATACCATAGGTCGGGATATTTGTCGAAGAAGCGAACGGAACCGCTCGTACATAGAAACTCTTAACCCTGGTCATAAGACCATTATTGGGTTGAACGAATCGGGCATCAAATGAAGCTACAGTTCTAGTACAGCCTGGATCAGCAATTCCAGCAGACCCCGGATCAAGCTCTGTAAAGAGATTAGAAAGTCGTAGTCTGTAGTGGGTGGGGGTACTATCTGCTGTTAGACCATGAATTTCATCAATACCGGCCCCGACAGGAGAATATACAGTCATACCAATCACGGCAGGGCGAGTCCCTGCTGTAACTGGAATTGAGTGCTTTAGGAAGTAGCCATGTAGCACATCATATTCAAAGAAATCATAGAGATTTCCAAAATCAGGTACAGCAATAAGAACCTTGGTACCATAAAGAGTCATTGCAGTAGGCCATCCCGATTGACAATCAATCTCTGGAATATGGTCTGAGATTTTTCTAAGGCTGCCAAAGGCAGTTCCTCTGAACACACCATCGGGGTTAACAGTTAGCACTTCGCTACCAGGAAGTGCTACAGCCGTGAACTGCTGAGAATAGGGCACACTCTGAGTCGAGGTATACCCTGCGCCATGCTGCCAGTCAATTGTCTGATAAGAACCAGTGGTAGAGTCTGTGAAACGATACATTGAAGACTCTTTAAAAGCAATAAGGCTAGACCCCACACCCAAAAGCTTGGTCACAGAGTTGGAGTCCTTCTCACGAATATCTACGAAATCTGTACCTGTAGTCCAAGTATGTGCATCGCCAGCATTTGACCACCATACTCTAGTTCCATTCGCTACCCAAACTTTGTTCTGCCAGATCGCAATAGTGGCCCCCGTAGCAACTGTGGACCTATTCGTGAGTGTAGCACCGTCCCAGGTAAAAACACCATCATTAACCTGGACGATTACTACCTCACCGTTAAAGACTGTGATATCACAGGAGTTTGTGTTGGAAAAGACTTTTGTAGATGTCCAGGAACCACCAGAGACAGATGCTCGGTAAAGAGTATTATCAATCTGAAGCCAATAGGTGCTAGTACCACCTGCATAGGTAAACCAAAGTCCAGTTACTACTATTCCGCCAGAAAGCGTGGGGATCGCAGGAGCAGCAGGCAACAGAGTAGTGTTAGATACCATCGTTCTCCGACGAATGGCCTTACCACCCTCAATAATGGAAACGTTGGAAGAGTCTGGACCAATTTGATTGTGCTCAAACTCATAAGTGTCTCTTGTGTTAATACCGCCAGACCAGTCGCTCCAAACAACGGGTCTAATAGATTGTGTAGTCGCCATAGTTGCCGCTCCACTGTCTCAACGACTGACGTGACCCGATAACGGTATCTTGAAGTCTTTGAAGTCCTGTTTGAAAATCCTGCTCATCTGCCTGCCAAGTAGGATCACCCATTTGTCTTTTACCAAGAGCTAGAGCGCCAGAGACAAGGAAATAGTGATTGGTGTCCCACCAGGGAAGGTCAGTGTCGGCAGACATTGTTCCAAGTTTATATGCCGAGGTAGAGGAACGACATACAGGCCCAGACCAACCCCTTACCTTATAAGTAGCACCGGTATCACTCTGATCCATCTTTACTGCGAGAGTAACAACACCAGCCGAAGATGTTGAATCAATAGTCCAAAAGCTAGGATTTCCAGAAGGAACATTAGAAGAAGCATAAGAGTTAATCAATCCTTCCAAGTCACCCGGTTCCATGTATTCAAGTTTATCACCAAGATCAGAAAAAAGCTCCATTCCGGCAGAGAACTCCGTAAAGGCAGAGGGAAGAGAAAAACCTGAACCAGAGATAGTTACATTGTAGGAACCACTCTCCTTAAGAGGCCAGTTTGCGAACTGCCAAACTTCTTCTTCTCTGGCCTTAATCCAATCTTTTACTCCGCCAGGAGTAGAGAGAATATTGCTATCACCAAATCTGATGTTCTGAACAGCCTGGTAGATTTGCTGGTAGGTCATTATCTAAGCTTCCCTCTCACCCCTGCCATATGAGGGATGCGTCCCTGGATTGATTTCCAATCATCTCTGATTGCTTCGAACTCATCTTGCCGACGCTTTGCTTCTCTCTTGCGCCGTTCTTCGTTTAGTGCATCCTCTGATCGGTATTCTGATCTATCATTGTTACGATCAAGCTGTTTGACCTTATCCAGAATCCTACTAGACAGTGGGTAAGCATTCCCATCAGAATCTCCCCAGTAGAGAACGAACTGTGCAGGTCGATCACTACCGGCATATCGGTATACCCGATACCCATTATATTGTGGTACGAGTCTGAGGTCAGGATCATACTCCTTTAAAAGACGGGCAACGGCCTGCTCATCCCCGGCAGCACGGTCGGGGACAAGCAGACCGCTATCAGTTTTACTGAATACTTGCCCGTTAGCCAATTATGAAGCCTGAAGCAAGTTGTTCAGGAACACAAGAGTATTGCACTTAGTAACGCCAAGCTGAGTACGATCAAGAAGCTCAGCTTCCTTCGGGAGAGTTCGCGTGAAGCGACGGAACATAGAACCATCGTCTTCAAGGAAGCTCGGCCCCGGCTGGTCGCCGTAAAGCTGGAAGCTATTCTTGTCGATAAGCTTGATGCCACCCTTCTTGTGCATCGGCTCCTTAATAAGCGGGAAGGGGCGATCCGCACCGTCATAAACGATACCGGAGAAGCCTGACTTTAGAGTAGTAACCTCGGGGTTATAACGAACAAGCGAATAGAGGCTCTGCTTGTAGGCGTCAATAACCGCAGGATCACCAAGTCCGAAATCCCACGCTCCAAGACCCGCTCGACGGCCACGACGAACAGCACCGTCAAGCATAGTCTGAGATAGTGAGATTACAGAAGTGTCGCCACCACGCCCGTCTGTACCCTGCCAGAAAGCGTTAGCCGCCTTATCCAGAGTCTCAAACGTACCGGTAGTAGCCGCAGCCTGCTCAAGACCCTGAGCCGCCTGGTTGCCCGGAGCAAAAGCGCCGGAACCAGCATTCGACCAAGAGCCAGGAATATAAATACCCTCGTTGGTAGAGAATGTAATGTTACCGGAGTTACCATCCGATGCAACAGCGTTGGTATCGAACGTAACAGTCGCGGCAGCAGTACCTTCACCAGAGACAGAGGCAATCTTACGACGCAAACCGTTACCAGGATTGGCACCGGTAGACTTCGTAAGAATATCCCAAACAGTACCAGGCAGAAGAACGTCGAAGTTACCAGCAGTACCAACCTGGATAACAAGCGTACCAGTAGTACCACCGGTAATATCAGCGACCTTACCAGTACCATCACCAAGGAACTCAAGGTTCTCAAGGCGAGCAAGCGCAGTACGCGCCTGCTGAACAAGCGTTGCAACGGCAGTAGCCGAAGCATTGTCAAACGAGTCTCGCTCAACGTCCACCGTTACCGAGAACGGAACGAGGAAGCGAACGAGGTTAATGTTAATCTGGGCATCTGCAAGAGCGTGAGGAACGTTCCAAACGCCGGTACCGGCTGTACCACCGGAACCAGTCTGCTCATTGACGTTACCCCCACCAGTCAGACCATAAGGGATGATGGTGTGGCGTACCGACTTACCGGAGAAGATTTCACGCCCACCGTCCATTTCGCGCGTGATGCGCTTAACAGCGGAGGCGTGGTCAACCATACCGGCGTGAGAGTCGTATCCCGACATTTCTGCCAGGAACGGAGCTTCGCTTGGAAAGACCTCAACGACCTTACCCTTCATCTCATAAAGGAAGGGTGCCCATGAAGCTAGGGTGTTATCAGCCATTTCTTTCCTAGTTGGTTGTTGACTTTATCTCTCGAAGAAGTTTCTTACGAGAGACATTTCATCGCCCTTAGTACGCGGCAACCCCTGGGCTGCTGGCGTGTTGTTCTCGGGTTGGCGGGGGGCTTGGCCGAGATTGGCGAGTTCATTCATCTGAGTCTCATGATACGACTTAGAAGCTGTACCGAGGATTTCCTGGACGCGATCAAAGGCCATAGCGAGTGCCGCTTCTGCGGCCTGAGGGCCAAAACCAAACTGCTCCTGGGCCTGCGGCACGTACTCGTTGGCAAGTGAACGGACAAGAGCATTACCACCCTCAGGCAGTTGGCCCTTTTCAGAGGCAAGCGACTCGATAATACTCATCGCTGTTTCCTCGGCTTCCGCAAGCTGAGCCTCTTCGGTGTGAGCCTGTAGAGGCGCTGTAGCCTGCTCAATCATTGCCTGAGTATAAGCCTGAAGCTGCTCAGGATAATTCTCGGAGAAAGGATCGGGAATAGGAATCTGCGGAGTCTGCTGCTGCTGCGTGGTCTGCTGCTCGGGTTCTGGCTGATACTGCATAGCCTCTCGAATGACACCGATGGTTTCCTGAACCTCCTGCCAATCTTCCGGGCTGATCGAGAACTGCTCGTTCTCAACCGGCTGGTTTTCTGGTTCCATTGCGCCCATTTAACCTCCTAAAGAATCGGGCGTCCTGTTGCTTCGACCACAATAGAATGGGACGAAGTGATATCACCGGATACGCACTCGTTCAGAGTTGCACCGGCAGTACCAGACTTGAAAATCTTAATCTTGTTGTTCGCAAAGTCATAAACCGGAACAAAGTTGTTAGTAGCTGTGGCGTGAGAATAGGTCATAGTAACCTGGTCTGGGGTATCAACCATCCCCAGAGCCGCATTACTGACTGCGTAACCACCAGCAGCATAAGAACCATCAAGAGTGATGGTACTAACCTGCTTGCCAAGATCGGGTCTAGACTTCGCACTTCTAGAAACTGAAATTGCCATATTTTCCTTTATACAACGTCTACTGTAATTGCTGCAACTGTTCCAGATACAAGCTCAATATAACAACCCGTCGCAACACGAAGAGGGCGAGCAAACTGAATGGTCTGCGAAGTGTTAATTGCTCCTTGGAACTGCATTACAATAGTTCCTGAAGCACTACCCTGACGCAAATTGACCACACTAGCGGTACCAGTCGTGGCAATATGAATCATGGAAATCTGAGCGTATCTAGAAAGATCAGTTGAAGCGGTTTGTGTGAAAAGGGCCATTACTTGTTATTTCCCTGATTGTTTTGACTGGCCTGCTGTTGGGCCTGCATTTGCTGCTGTTGCATTTGAGCCTGTGCATCAAGCTGAGCCTGTGCTTCTGTTTGTGCGCCCTCTGCACCAGCCTGAACAGCCTGGTGGGTTGCGTCGATTACGCCCTGGTTAGGCTGGCCTGTATTCGGGTCAATCATTCCAGGAGGGCCACTTGCGCCTGCAAGGTTCTGAGCATTCTGCAAAGCCATTGCCTGATGCGCCTGAACGTGCTGTTCAATCCTCTGGAAGCCCATTGTATCGCCGGTAAGCTCACACTGAATCTGAGCCTTGCGATGCAGAGGAATATGAATTTCCACCGGGTCGTAATAGGTCGGGGGAATATCGTAGCCCTGTAGCATCATGTGGTTTTCAAGCAGAGCCTTGTCGTAGTGATCGTTAGAAGGCTCATCCGGCAGAGGCATAGGCATACCATTCTGAATCGAATCGAAGTACCACCTAACCGAAAGGGGCTGTTGACTATTAAGGCTATACTGAGCAATATCCTGAATCTTCTGAAGCTCCGCCGCCTGAGTACGAGGCTTTGGAGTACCCCTGAGAACCTTGACAATAAACTCGGAGGGAATCTGCGTGGAGTTGAATACGAAACTTTCGATCTTCCCCTCGTCACCGGCGAGAATGATGTTCTTCTCTCTTCCCCAGTAAGTGCGAATATCATATACCGAGTTCTCGATGAGTCGGGCAATGCCCTGCTTACGTTCAAACATGATGGGCTGACGCTTAATTGCATCATTTTCTTTGATGAGCGCAAGCTGAGAGTATGTAGTAACGTTCGCAGGGTTCTCTCCGAGTGAAGTTGCCTTAACGCCAGAGGCGTGTTCGGCATCCATTCGGATAATCTCTAGCTCCTGGGCCATCCAAGGGCCAGGGCCAATACCCTGAACAGGCTGCGGAGCCTTTTCGCCCGGATCAATTTGAATCTCTTCAAACGGCAGGAACGAACGCTTAACAGCATTAGAACCCTTCTGAATGAAGACATAGGGCATCGAGCGATCAATCAACTCGTTGATCTGTGTTCGCCTCTTGTCCATTGCAAACTGAGCATCCTGTAGAGACGAAACAAGAGAGCGCGACCAAAAGCGCCCTGTTACTCTCCACCAATGGAAGTAAACGATACCCGAACGATACTCTCCGTTCGGCCCTTGGTAGGGAAGCTTCTCATCGTAGTGGACGAGATTCATCTTGTTGCCAGCGAACACAAATACTCTACCCTTGTTATACTGCGGAGTCGGGCGCTCGTAATAGGTGAACAACCAAACGTGATCCTTCAGTCGCGTCTGATTAGTGTCACCAACGGCAGCCGCAAACCCGGAGGTAGAATCCTCCTGCGCGATACCAAGGGTAGACTTGATATCCCCGTCTGCGCGAAGTTCCTCAGCGGCATGGGGATACATTGCCCTTACTTTATTGAGAGGCACGGCAGTAACCGTACAGTCGAAGGGGAAGTTTCTTTCGTGGACGATACCAGGCGGGGGAAGAAGCTGGAAGGGGCTTAGAGGTTCCCAACAAATTTTCCCTGTAGGAATCGGCCTCATCTGCACGTTCTCGATCATGCCGTTCTGATAACCTGACATAAGATCGCCAAGCTGGTTAGAAGGAACCGGCTGACCATTAACGTGAGGGTAATTGCCGCGAGACGGTCCCTGCGTAGGATCGAAGCGACAACGAATAGCAGCAGTACCAAGATCAACGCAGATACGATCTGTCTCTGCAAGAACGTCGTCACCCATCCACTCGTTATCCCAACCAAAGCCTACCGCTCTGTTTACCTGCCTCTGGTATTCCTCAGAAGTAATATCCTGATTAATCATACCAAGTTCAGGACGATCATCGTCAGAGCCTAGCTCACCAAGTACCGTGGTGCGATACTCGTTGATTAGATCGGCAGAGTAAAGTTCCTTGCCTCGGTAGCGAGGATCTACATCCTGAATCCTGCGAAGCACTCTCGCTGTACGGTCATATACCAACCAATGCTTGCCAGAGGCAAACGCCACATTCATTTCCCATCCTGGTTCAAACTGCTTACGATGAGAACGAGCTTGGTTGATATTGTCTTTAATTGACTTGGAGAGAATCTCCGGGCTGATGGTGCCGCCAGCGATTACGAGGGCCAAGATTATTCCTCAGGAATAGTATCTAGTGATGTGAGATAGCGAGAAGGATCATATTCTTCTTCGTTGTTCGGAAGAGTATATTCCTCAGAGGGTGGAGGAGTCCAGGTTCTATTAGCAAGATGCATGATGCGATCAATCAGAGCATCCTCCCTACGATCAGACTGTCTGTTTAGCTTCACGATAATGCCCGTGAAGGATAGTACAGTTACTAGATTAAGGATTGCGAGGGATAGAACCGCGATTAGCACCACTGTCCTCCAAGTAGTCTGGCTTCCAATCGTCCAACTTGTGATAATAGCGTTCACGTTCAGCCTTTAGATAAGGAGAGATACCCTCTTCCTCTACAGCATTCTTGGCTGCTTGCTTTGCGACAACCCAAGCCTTCATGTTGTCGTAAACAAACTTAGGCTGCCCCATTAGTAACCAAGCCTTCGGAGTTTAGCTTGAATATTGACTGGCTTGACAAGCGGCTTGGGCTTGTTCGCTGGCCTAAGCTTGGGAGTCGAGGGAACTGCTGCATGATAAGTGAGAGCACTATTAACAGCAGAACGAAGCGGAGCAGCACCATGAGCGCCGCGAGAGGTAGCATTAGAGAATGCTTTGCGCAGGGCCATTTGATGGGCCTCATGCGGGGGGCGAGCAGCAAGAGCACGATGCACCAGGGTCTTAGGCGGTCGAGGATTCATACCGCGAGCAGAGACAGGATTTCTAATACCGGAAACCGCTGCTCTTTTCTTTGACCCTCCGAGGGGATCAAGACCCATCCTACGCCTAAGCGCATTGACACCATTTAGTTCTGCCTGAGTTCTTTCACCAGGCAAAGTAGTTCCAGTCTGACGACGGTAGTACGGCCCCTTCCGCCCAGACACACTATCAGGATATTTCATATTAAACTCTTTTGTTAGAAATTTATCGCTACGACGCTTGCTACCCGGAGGGGGATCAGGGCCGATACGACGGCTTCGTGAGCCTGAGTGATATGGAAGTGGTCTACCTTTTGCCACGCAGATTCCTTACTAGCAAGTCATTTCTACTACGTCTTTTCTTCTTTTTCTTAACGTGACGTGGTAGCTTGCCTTTGTTGTCGAAGTGATGCCTTTTAACCCAATCGTGTCCGAACTTGGCGTTAAGGTAGGCTCTCTGGGCTTGTGATTTAGCTGGCATTACTGTACGAAGATGACAGAGACACGCGAAGCTGTTCCGCCGTTAGCGCGAAACTTAATTAGCGCGTTTCTGCCCTCAGGATCAAATGGAAATGGATAGAATGCTGGCATGGCTCCAAATGGAATTACGATACCAGGAGCGTCACTTGCGCCTGGTGTATCTCCATTAAATGTGATTCTAGCATCTCCTGTCTCTACAGAAATCCATGCACCAATACTCTTCTTCTGAGGAACAATGAATTTGGTGTCTGAGTTATTGGCAGAAGTAGCAGAAGCGGGAGACTCTGTTACAATATACTGCTCGGAGCCTACTCTTGGCATTGTGTCCTATGAATGAATTAGCAGGAAGTAATTAGGATCAGCGAGAGGCGGCGTAACGTGAACCGGCGGCACAAACGGAGTAATAACTGTCGGTGCTGCAAGACCTCGCATATGCCCCCTGTAAGCCCTGGACGCTCTTGTGGTAGAAGTCTGCCAAATGCTCTGTAGCGGCCTAAATGGAGCGACAGGCGGAGTAAGAGTTGCAGGTCGCCTAAGAACATAGTTGACCTTCTTATCAAGCCTATGAGAACGAGCTTTGACAACTCGGATCGTTGGGGCAATCTGACTGATCGGAGGCGTAAAGTCGTCAACGATCTGAGGCGGGTTAATCGTGCTCTGGAACGGGTGCCTCTGTACCGCTCGCTCTGTACCGGTGGCGAAGCTGACAGAGAGCTTCGGAGCAATGAATGCAGTAGGAGCAGGCGGCGTGAGAGTCGCCGGTTCATTGAGAACGTAGCGAACCTGCCGAATTGGGCGCAACCTGCTGAACGCAAGAATAGCGTCAATCCGCCTAGCAACGAAAGCGGGGGCCGCAGGTGGAGTAAGGGTTGCAGGCTCGTTAAGGAAGTATTTAACCGGACGCGCCTGGGGCGGTCGATCAACCTTAACGGTTCTGCCGTAGTAGAAGAGTGCCCCCGGAGTAGTAGAAACTCCGGGGTCAACGATTGTAGGAGCCGACAGGTTGGTATAAACCGGGCCTGCCTGTCGGGGTCTAATGACCTTGACGGTTCTACCGTAACTGAATGTTGTGGGGGCAGTTGCAGGTGGCCCCGGATCAACAATAGCAGGAGAATTAAGAAATGGATAAACAGGCCTGCGAGGAAGATCAGTGGCAGTTAGATTAACACTGAGCTTCCTAGAAACAAACGTTGGCGCAGCAGGCGTAAGGGTTGCTGGTTCGTTTAGAATATAACGAACCTTGGCATTAGGCCTTAGTCTGCTAGACGCAAGAGAAACCTCAAGCGGCTTAGCAACGAAAGTAGGAGCCTGAGCGGTGCTGAGAACCGGCTCGCCAAGCTTATAGTAAGCTGTACGTCTAAGAAGGCGAGCCATTGGGCCTTTCTTACTTTAGTGTTTTATTCTTCCCAAGCAACGCCACAGTAGACGTTAACCGCCGTACCTGCCGTGTTACGCAGACGCATAAAAGTAGAAACCGGAATCTCAGGCTCTCGCCCGAGAGGGTACTGCATATAAATTCCTGAAGTCGGTGGAACGAAGTGAGCAGAACCACCAACGATGCTTGCAGGTGTACCCTCTGCCGAGGCGGTGTAACCGCTGGCCGTTGTGCCGAGAGTTAGCTGCGAGGCAGGACCATTGCGCTCGTACTTGAGAATATCACCAGCGACATACGCGGTAACTGTTGCGGCACCGGAGCCGTGGAAGAAAGTCTCAACCTTTACGGGTGTTGCGGCAGCCGATGCATCGCCCTCCCACCACCACTCAACTACTCTGGCCTCGCGGTTAGCGGAGGTAGAAAGCTGAATCATGGTCTTAATGGCAGTACCAGAAGTAACTGCCACCGGAGCAGCAGCACCACCAGCGGCACCGTTAACTACCTGATATACTTTAGCCATTTATATTCCTTGAATTTGAGTCGTGATAGGTGAGCTTGAAAATTGTAGGCTCATCTTGTTTTGTCTTTGCTGGACAGACAGACTCCTGATGCTCTCTCATGGCATCTGCCATTAGCTTGCGAGGACCGAAGGCGAGCTTACCGCACTTATTGCAGGTCATAGCAATAGGAGCTTCAGGATCGAATCTTTCCATTATGTGAATGAGGTTTCAGCAGCCGGTCTGCCAGTTGCCCTGGCGAAGCTGTCGTGATAGATGATATTGTTATTTACGGTATCAATGCCGTTGTAGGCACCAAACTTATCGTTAGTATCCGGAAAATTGGCCCGGATAGAAGATCGCTCCCATCCAGTCGAAATGGCATGGGTATCATCATAGGGGAGTGTGCAAAAACCTACGTCGGAAGGACCATAGCTAAACTTCTGTGTCCAGCTACCACCCTTGGGCCTAATCCATGCTTCAAAGATTCCGTCAAAATCTACTGAGTTATAAACGTGAAGCAGAACTTCGTACCACTGATCCCTTACCAGTGTATCTCTTTCTACGAGATACCAGGGGCCGGGGATAGAAGTAAAGACTCCGCGAGCGGCGAAACCAGCACCGCGCGGTAGGCCACTAAAGTCAGTAGGATTAGAAAATGAGATGATCTGTCCACTTTGAATCCAGGCAATAACAGAAGGGTTTCCAGTAGTACCGCCAGAGTAAACATTAGTGATAGCGATATTAAGGGAGGGGGCAATACCCGTATAGTTCAACTGCAAGATATTGCAACCACCATCCTGCTGTGGCGTGAACCCGGTGGGGACCATAAACGCTGATGCGTACCAAGAGTGTGTTCCTGTATCCGGTTTACGAATATGAAGACACTCACACTGGACGCGGAAAGAGCTAGAAAGCGGAGGACTCGCACCAGGATCAGTTGGCAGAAAGAACTTGCCCCTTTTGGTTCCCTGGTCGGGAGTGGTTGTTTCGATTGTGATAAGACCTCTGCGGATACCCCCGTTATAACAAGGGTCTGATCCACAAAGTGTCAGATAATCCTGGTGCCCCCACCCACCAGAATCAATCGAGCCGTCTTCAAAGTTCTTTTGGTAAAGAATTGTTCCAGGAGGATCAGGAATAACACCAGTACGAAGAGTGTTTCTACCTAGCCTATACATTAAGGCCACATCGCAATCGGACGAACAGGAGAGCCTCCCGCAGAGCCTTCTTTAAAAGCCGCAATAGCAGCATCACAGTTACGAGCAGAACCATAAGCCCAAGTTGGGTTGAACGCTGTCTGAATAGTGCTCACGATCTGATGAGCGGAAGCATAAACTTCCAGTGTAGCATCATCATTCTTAGGACCAATGGTAAATCCAGATGGAGCGGTAGCAACGCTTGTTGCTCCATCCTGAGTAACACCAGTAATAAGAATCTCACTGGCCTGGGTTGTGGTAATTGCCCCGGTAGGCGGAGCAGCCGTAGATGCTGTCTCTGTATTGTTACTTACATCATAGGGACTAGAAGAACAACCAGAGATTTCATAAACCACAATAGCCATATCTGACGTGGCAGAAACGTGACCGGTAATCGTGGCGGGGGTGCCGGTGGGCTGTGCCCAAGCAATCATACACAGAGAGTGACAGGTTGCAGACCACGTTGGGTTATTCAGTACGTTGTAGGTCGTGCCGATATCATCCGTAGGGGCGCTGAGCGTGATAGAAGAAGCAGCACCAGCGTAGGTCAATACAACTACAAGGTTTCCTGCGGTAATTCCACCAGTAGCCTGAGCGATAGAAGTTACACCACCGGCAGAAGATCGAGAGCTAACTGTATCTACTACAGAGATAGCCATTACCAGGTGCTCGCTTGCCCGGAGGAAATCTGGACAACGCGAATAGATACACCTGCCGCATCCGGCTGGTTCTGAAGATTCGCAGTGGGGAAAGTCAGAAGCTTATTCTGTGGTACATTAAATAGAGTAAGCTTAATAGGAGCAGGAGCCATTAGGTAAGAGCGTTAACCTGAAAGTCGAGAACGGCGATTGTTTCTGTGGTTGAACCAGAGCGAGCAACATCAAGGTGAATCGTAGAAGCAAGCGTGGTATCTACGTTCACCGAAGCAGCACCGGTGGCCGGGATGAATACCGGAGCAACGGTGCTAGCGTGGAGAGCAGCCACAGGATCGGTGAGAACCCACCCCTTGGCGAATAGAGCAGCGGCAGTACCAATTGCCGCCCTAGCCTCAACCGTGAAGTCAACAAAGAATGACGCATTTGTCTTTGAGGCACCAGCAGCCGAAGCTGCGGAGGTTGCAAGGGCAGTACCACCGGCATCTGTAGGAGTACCAGTCTGATAACGAATTGCGTAAGTGAAGTTACCAGGCGTAGCACCGGTAGTTGCTTTGGCGAAGATGCGGAAGTGTACCTTCTTACCCAAATCCCAATAGCCAGCAGGGAACTGCATTGAGCTTCCGATAAGAACCGTGCTGATCGGAAGAATACTCTGTCCTGTGGTAATCGTTACAGCAGCATAGTCCGCTGTTTGTTTATAGGGATTGCGTGTTTCGTGATAGTTCTGAGTCTCGCCAGCCATTAGATACTGCTCGCCATCTGTCCAATCTGAGAGCCAAGATGCTCAAACTGGCTTACAATATTACGGAGTCCGGAAAGCTGCCCTTCCTTGGATTCAATAACAGCCTCCTGAGCAGTGAGAGTCTTGCGCTGTTCCTCAACCTGTTTAATTAGGTCATTAATCATAGTATCCCGGTAGGATACTTCTTTCTCAAGCGCCTCAAGATTTTCTGCAGCGTGTTCCAAACGTTCCATTTCCTTACCCTTCGCAAAGCCGTAGATAGTGCTGATCTGCTTAGCGCAGGTACGGCAAACGTAAATCCTCCCGACGTTCCCGGGAGACGGGTATTCTACAGCAGTATCAAGCATCGGGCCTTTTTGCGATGGGCAAAGACCACACTTGGTAGGCCAAAGAGTCGGGGCATCTACTAGCTTTGCGTTAGAGTCCATACTTACTTATCATCCTCTTCGTCATCTTCGGAGCCGTCATAGGCATCCAGAACACCAGCAGGAAGATTGAGAGCAGCGCGGAGAATGCGCTTAATCTCTTCAATATCTCCGCGAGTCGAACGACTCTTGGAGTGCTTCTCAATGCGCTTCTCGCGCTTCTCGGCCTCAGGATCTTTGACGCCAACAACGTTGCCGTCCTTATCCTTGACCTCTTTCATACCCTCTTGTACCGGGAAAATAGGAGCGCCAGGTTCCTGAATAGCAGAGCTATCAGGGGCAGCCTGAACGTTCTCCTGATCCTTAACCGGATCGTTCGGTGGAAGTTGCTCATCCGGGGAAGTCTTCTCCCTCGGGTTCACATCCTTCGCACTCTTGTCTTCAAATTTCTTATCTGCCATAATTTAAGCGATTTCCCATCTAATAGATCGTGGTGTGGTTGACGAGCCTGAACGCTTTCTAAGCTGATCTTCGATGAAAGCGGCTCTGGGGTCTAGGTCAATACTTTCGACGTAATCTGAGGCATCTGGGCGGCTCATAGCACCATATCTGGCGGCTGCTACGGCGTGTCCATAACGCCCTTCCCAATCCGGGTCTACTTTTTCTCCACCGTCTCTCTTATCAATTGGCTGAACTGTGGCCGACTCAAGTTGTTCAATGAGTTCAGGGACTCTATCGACAACGATGAAGAGCCTGGGGCTTCCAGGCTTACCCCGGAAGGGGTGCCAGTCGGGGAATCTTCGGGTTGGGTCTGGTTTGAGGAGTTCTCGTAGCCTTGTATAACCGGCTTTAGGGTTGTCATTTCCCCGCATAACAGGCACCCCAAGATCAGAAAATTCGGTTTCAATAGTCGCAGGCTCACCGAATTTGTTGACGGTCGATGTCCGCATCGCAAGTGAATTGGGATCGCCCCAACAGTTACGCGATCCCCATTCGCGTCTCTTGCGAAGAATTTCAGGTGCAGTTTCGGATGGGAGGGATGGTTTGTAGAATCTGTCATATACGATCAGGTTCCCTTCAAAGTCCACTGCCCATGCAAGCCACGCAGTAGGGTTAGAGATTCCGTAGTCCATGCTCTCAAAGCGTTCCCACTGGTCTTCCAGAGGCACGATAGGAACGCCATGTAGCTTACGGTTAAATTCTGGGAAGGCTGCACCTTCAAATGCACTCCAATCACCCTCTAGAAGCTGCTTCTGAAGTTCTTCAGGCAGCTTCGAAAGAGATTCTCGATATGCGGTGGTGTCCAGATAAGACTCAGCATCATTGAGCGTAGCTGGAATGAACACAACACCTGGCTCACGCTTGGTGATGAATCTGTTCTTGACCCACTGGTGTCCAATTCCCCCAGGGTTGGAAGCTCCTCGCATTCGTAGTGGAACTTTTCCCAGTTCTTCAGTCCGCCTAAGCCGTGAAAATAGATAAGTGTACTGATATTCATTGAACTGAGTTAGCTCGTCAAATCCGACAAATTGGAACTCTGCCGACTGGTAGCGATATACGTCTGAGTCTCTCTCAAGATATCCGAAGGTGATACTAGCACCGCTCGGGAACGTCCACGTTTTCTTTTCATTGGACCATTTAGCGTCTGTGGAGTCAAGCCACGCATGACTTCGATCCATAAGAGCGCCCGGGAGGGCGAGGTCAGCGTAAGTTCGCCGGAAAAGTATAGCTGCATAGCCTGGAACATGGACATACATAAGTGCCCCGGCCAGAAGTGCGTCACTTTTACCGCCTCCGGCCGCACCTCCGTAAAATGCCTCGCCCTGGTCGAGCGAGAGGAAGGCTGCTTGTTTCGCATTAAGAGTCCCCCTGTGAGGGCAATACGTCAGCCCTGGGTAGCTCTTTTCCAGAATTTTCAGGAAGTTCTGTTGCTTCTCCATCAATTACCCCGAAGGCTCCTGCCTCTTCGAGCACCTTTCTGACCTCGATTGCATCCAATTCGTGATATTCAACCTTAGCATGAATATGAACACCAGGAGAGGATTCTCGGTAGGCGGGGTCCATATTCTTCATGCGAAACATAATTAGATTCGTCTCAGCACCGGGCAAATCGCCCTCTTGTTCAAGCTTTTTGGCGATTCTTTTGTCCAATTTGGCCTCTAGAGCGCCAATTCCAGTGATTCTGGCTTCTTCTAGAGCCTCGGCATACTCTGGGTCTTTCTCGGCCCACCTAGCGGCTGCTCGGGCATCATAACCAAGTTCGGCTAGAGCCGCACGAACGCCCATTCCGGTACGAATGAGGTCAAGAGTGCTTTGTTTGTCTTCTTCTGGGGCAGGAAGATACCTCATTAACTTATACCTATGCTAACCTTTCTTGACAACCTATTTGCCTTTTACATCAATATTCTGAGCGGGGATGGCCTCCGGCTTTTGCCTGGCCTGACAACATCCTGACCGGGGGGGGTATGTTGTCACAGATGAAAACAGAGCTTGTTGTCTAGGCTGACAACACCGACGCATTGCCCAGGGTGACAACACAGAGCGTATACAAAACAGAATACACGGCGCTGTTGCCTCTCCTGGCTGCGCGTGTTTTAGCAGAGGGATAAAGGTGGGCGCCATCGCCCGGACATAACCACCCGGACATACGCCCTCCCCCTATCCCTGTTGCCTATACTGGCATTAGTTGAGGGATCAAGTAACAGTGACATTGACTCGACGCGGGTGTCTGCCTGTTGTGATAGTCTGTATGGGTACGTGAAAGGCGTCCTATCCCGCAGTACCGGGTGGCGAGTGGTCACTAGCACCGGAGGCGATGGGGTCGTGGATCGAGGCGAGTATGTCGTCCCGTCCTGCTAGGCGTTTGCAGGGACGACAACAACACCGGCCGCCTAGCCGGATGCTCGCCCGGAGAACCCCCCACTAGGTTAGGGCGCTGTTTACAGTACCGATAACGCTCTATCCCTCAATAAAGGGCCGTTCCCATTTCCACGAAAGGAATAGCCAAATGACTGACGCAATCTCACTCGTAAGGGCCGCACAGGACTACTTCACGAAAGACCCTCACGGACGGAAGATCGAAATTTCGGAGTTCAAGGCTTTGACTCCGAAGGACAAGGACGAGCTTCGAACGATGCTGATTGGCGAGGGTTACAACGTCTTGCCACTCCCCACTAAGTAGCTAAACCCTCCACTGTAATCGGGAACGGTCTTTTATTGAGGGATAGGGCAAACTGCAAACCAGCCCTATCCTTCAATTGAGAGCCGCTAATCCAACTGGAAAGGCGGCTGCAAAATGCATAAACCTTTTAAGGGCACATTCTTCTATGAATTGCAGGTTGGCCCGCTTGTGTTTCAGCTAAAGCGGCGGGACAATTCATACCCGCATAAGCGGCTCACTGTTTGGCGTGACCCGCTTTGGAGGTCATGAAAAATGCAATTCAACAGTTACCGTAGCTATTTGCGTCATTGGGCTAGGAAGCTAGACGTAACGCTACAGATAACTACCCAGTGTGACCCGATAGGGATTCGTGCTTTTGATAGTGCCCCGGGCGGCTGGTGTTACTGGTCAGCTATTCCCCGCAAAGCCGATAAGCTCATTGTTTATAACTGGGACGATTCTCCGCTCGCTTTGTACGTCGGTTTGCATGAACTAGGCCACGCTGCTAAAGCTAATCCTATTGATATTCCTGAAACAATCGAGAGGGAAGCCGAGGCTTGGCTTTGGGCATGGGCTAACTGTCCTGATTCATGGAAAGAAGAGGAACAGTTTTGGGCATTGGCTATCGAATGCCTCTCGTCCTATACAAACTCTGAATCGCTTGCAATCCAGCTACTCGGTTTGTAAGCGAGTAAACAAGCGGCTTTCAATTGAGGGATAGGGCAACCCTAACCGAAAGGATTCAAAAATGGCTAAGCGTACCATCACCGCGTTTGTCGATGATATCACCGGTAAGAACCTTGCAGAGAAGGACGTTTGTAGGGTTTCTCTTTCCTTCGGGAATGAGGACAAGGTGCATCGCTTCGAGACTCACCGCGACAACGTGAAAGACTTCATGAAGCAGGCGGGCGAGAATGTCCGCGTTACCGAGAAGCCTGGTCGAAAGGCTGGCCAGCCGGAAACCGCGTAACCCTCTCGTAAACCCGCAAAGCTGAATGGAGGATTAAAGCATGGAAGCAAAGCAACTAAACGAAAGGCCTCTCGGAAAGGAAAGCGGCTTCACTGTTTCCGTTTGGCTTTGCAAGGACGATAACCCGCTGCACGCCGACGAATTCGAGACTCGGATTGCAGAGGCGGATTCCGACCGTGTTGTCTGGGCGGAAACGTTCCAGTCATATGCGGAAGCAAACGAGGCCTACGATCACCCGATCATGCTCGTCCCTACGGTCGAGCCGATCCCCTGGCACTAGCTAGCTAGACCGCTCTACCCCTCCTAGCCTCAGTGGGGGGTTCTCTTCAGCCCTCGTTGTTGCCAGTATGGACAACGGGGGCTGTTGTCTTTTCTGGCAATGTCCTTATGGATCACAGCGTGAAAAGATTTTAATACTTGCGTAAATGTTCAGGTGTAGGTAACATGGTTGGTTGGTGGACGAAGTATGCCCTCCATCGGCTAATTATCGCCGTAAATGCGCTTAGCAGGTGTTACGCTAGAGAAACCCTCTAGTATACGCCGTATGAATGGGAGAATGGCCCATCGTTCCTCTTGATAAAGCCCACTACGGTATCAATGAAAGCTGGATGGTAGTAATGGGCGGTTAGCATAAATGGACTAATGCCCTGGGTTGTGATCCCAGACGATGTTGGTTCGAGTCCAACACCGCCCTTTAACTAACCGAGTACCAGCGAGTAAGACGGGAGGAAGCAATCCAGGGATTGCTAGTTCGGGGATCAAGAGGGTATCTGCCTCGGGCTATCCTGAGTCGGAAAAGGAGAAGCATGAGACTATGGCTATTTAGGTGCAGAGCTTGCGGGAAGAAGGTTTACCCTTTCACCAAGAGCTTTTCTCTAAACCTGGCAAAATGCTGCTCTTATAACTGCTACGGAGATACTTTGTTTCCGTCTTCAGGGAGAAAAGCATGAGTAGAACAAGCAGACGAGCAGGAACAAAGTCTGAGTGGCGTAGACGCCGCACAATTGACGGTAAGCCTCAGCCATATGGGGCTAAGGCCGTTAAAAATCACAAGGAGAAGTCATGACTGAGGCGAAGTGGGGAGTCGGTGAGATTGTTTACTCCGCCTATCGACCCCAACGTCCCGGAAAAGTAGTCGAGGTTCTTTATAGAACTCGCGGAACCGCTCACACTCACGCCCACTATCTAGTCAATTGGGGCAAGAGTGAGGTTACAGAACATTGGGAACTTGATCTTAGTAGTCTCAATGATCTGATTGCCGATCACGAAAAGAAGCTCAACGGCCACAAGAAACGACTAGAGAAAGCCCAAAAGGAGCTTTGATGGGTAGGTCAAACACCGGTGGTTTGCCAGACTTCGACAAGCTGAAGGATTCAGGGTTTGGCAAAAGCCAAGGCGAGAAGGGCTTCGAGTTCTATGATGATCCTTCTAATCGAGAACCCGCTCCTGGTTCGCCGGTATCGAGAAAGGTGGTTTGCAAATGCGGCAAAGTAGAAGTCGCAGGTGAGCCGCCAGTTTGTGATCCGGTTGATTCAGGGCTTGGTGGTCAGGCTTTGCATCCTGACTACAAGAAGCTTCTAGAAGAGATTAGACTTCTGAATGAAGAAGTGGAAGTCGTGATGCTAAACTTTGAATCTCTTCAAGAAGAGAACGAGAGGCTTAAGAAAGAAACAAGGGCGTTGCTAGATAACGCTCGCATTGAGGGTGGCGCAATGTGGCTTGCAATGTCAGACGTTTGCAGGCTTAGGAAACTTCTGTAAGACCTAGATAAGACTTGGGATAGCCTCAGGCAGATACCTTCTGCAAACCGGAGTCGGGGATCAAGAGGGAGAAATCCTAATGAGAGAGTGCCTACATAAGCGGGCTGCCGGGAATTAAACGAAAGGAACGAGCATGGGAAGACTAATTCTCGGCTTTTTGTTTGTTGTCGCCCTCGGTACGCTTGGTGGCGTGGCGGCTTATCAAATCGTTGATCTGTTTGCGGGTAACGTTGCCGCAACAGTCTGCGATGTTGTTGTCGCATTCAGCATCGGGTTCTTCGGAATGCGTATGTGGCTGGAATTGACTGAAGGCGCAGGTCTTTAGTCATGGAGAAGCTGACTTACGAACAGGTCACTTCGGTAATGGACGAGCTTAATGACGTTGCCGAAAGTGGCGTCGGAGTAACCTGGATTCTCGATCAGATGGAGCCTGGTGTTATCAAGGTTGCCCTAGAGCTTGCAACTTCTAAGGGAATGATCGAGAACGCAGATAACCCCATTGAGAATATCGCTGTTGCGTTTCTAATGGGGGTGCTTGCAGGGAAGAAGCTGAATCATGTGGAATAGCTACTGGTTCGGTGCCTTCCTCTCGGTGGCCGTTTTCGATATCTACTATGCCATTCACCTGGATAGCTGGTGGAGTTTGGCATATGGTGCTGCTGCTGTTGTCATGCTATCTAGCGCCCTCGAATCCCTCATTGATTACTTGTCGTATCGCTTTGACAAGTGGGCGATGAAGGTTTCTGTTACGAGTCAAGAACGATGAACGTCTATCGTTGGGTAGGAAGCTTAGCCCTACGAGGTATCGAAGACTGCAAAGACATTGAGAGTATGGCTCAGTTCATTGCAACTCGGTCTTATTGGACCGGCGTTGTGATGGGTGTTATTCTCGGTGTTATCTGGACTTCAATCATCTGGCTGTGTTGGCAATGATCCATACTGACGGTAAGAGGACGATTGCAAACGCAGAAGTCTCTGCCGCTGAGGGGATCATTCAGAGGCTAGAAGAAGAGTCTAATATGGCCTGGAATGAAATGGTTATCTACCTAGAGACTGACCTTAACCTTCATCCAGACTATACCGAAGAGGTCAAACATCTCGTCAAGCGATACGCAGAAGCAGAGTCAAAGGCTCTATGCGCTAGGCGTTTGCAGAGAGCAGCAAAGAAAGGAGCAGAGTGAAGTCGTCGTATTTCAAACTGCACGAAGAGCTACAGAAGACGTCTGTGATTTCCAAGGAATTCAAAGACAAAATTCTGGGCTATGCGTCAATGATCGCGCAAGAGGCATACGACAAAGGCAAACAGGAAGGACGAAATGAACCCGCTTGAACAGGCACAAGCAGTAATCGACTTCTGTTCATCTACGGGAATCGCGGTAGATGACGTGATCCGGGCTGGCTCAATGATTGAGTCAATTCGCACCGGACAGACTCCGAAGCAGGTTCTGCAAGAGAATGCAAACGTTGCTCCGGATGGAACGTTTGAGGTATTCCGAGACAATGGAACACTCAAGCGTTTCGATCTTCTTCCTGACGCTGTTTCTACGGCAGATACGAGTAGGCCATGAGACTTCTACCAGAGAAGAAGAAGATTCAATTCAAGATCAGGGAAGATGGACCTTATGGCGGCTGGATTGATTCAAGGACTAGCAGCAGTAGGTCTAAGTGGTTCCTTAACGGCGTTAAGCGAAGGCTAGAGGATATCAACTCCCCTCAATATACACCGTATGCTGAGTGGAGAATTGTTCCAGAGTCTACTCCAGGCAAGACAATGGATCAACTAGGCCTTTAAAAACTCTTTCGGTGGCCCGCTTATGCGGGCACTCTCTCAAAGACCTAACCCTTCTGACTAAGGGCGCGTCTCTTCTTCAAGAAAGAGGGAAGAATGGACGAAGTTCTCAAAAGAGAAGTGGAAAACCAACTTTGGCTACAACGTAAAACACTTCGGCCAGAGCATCCTATCCGTGATCTGATCATTCTCAATGAGGCAATCAGGCGCGGCAAGAAGATCGAAAAGCTAACCCTAAGCCTCTAGTCAGAAAGGAGAATCCTTTTGTTTGGATTCAAAAAAGAATCAAAGGAGACAGAGAAGCAAGACCTTTCTGTTGACGAGCTAGTCAAGCAGAAGATGAAGGAAGAGATGATCGCTGAGATGAAGAAAGCTCTTCCTCCTGAAAAGCACGCTCAGGCTGAGCGGCTGATCGAGCATCAGCTTTCGATTGAGCGGGAGGATTCAATCCCGATTGCTTTTGGTCTGATTAGTGGGGAGCTTGTTGTAGACCCCGATCATACCATTAAGCAAGTCCTGTTGGCTATGAATTCACTAATCGTAGCCGCAGGGCCAGAAGCAGCCTACGCTCTTCTGATGGCTATTTGTGGCGGGATTGCTCTTTCAGCTAATCGTCTTGCCAGGTCTAAGAAGGATGAAATGGAACCTGAGCATTACGAGAAGTTCAATACCATGACTCCTTCTGAAGTTGCCAGGGAAATGGCCGAACAGCTTGACCGGTCTAATCCGGAGTGGGAGAAGCTGAAGGAATCCTTCTTCCAGATGAGCGAAGTGAGTGAGCTAGAGAATCTCTTCAATCTTCCGGAGGCTGATCGTGGAGAGTGATCGGTACTATCGTTCCGGTCATATCCCGGGTGTTCGAGTAGACGTTCCTCCTGAATTAAGGGAAGGAGGTATGCCTTACTTCGACTACCTTGTGCATTGCACTTGTGATAGTTGCAAGCAAGTTGCTCCTATCACTATTCTTGCATGGAACGATGCTGGATACCTGTGCAAGAATTGTTGGACTGGTGCTACCGAGATCAACTGGTTCGATCTAGCTCAGGAAGATATCAACAAAAGAAAGGAAACTCCTATGTCTCCTGCTTCAACCATTCCTCAGTGTTGGAAAGACGCTGAGGCTGCTCTTACTCACGCTCGTTTGACGTTGCTTTATGGGCCTCCTGGTACTGGTAAGACCCATGCCGCAATGACTTACGGTGATCCTGATAGTCCGTTTGCTCTTACTCTTCATGAGGAAACCTCTGCGGACGAGCTTCGCGGCTTTTACGTTCCCGTTGACGGGCGTTTTGAATGGCAGGATGGGCCTGCTATGCTCGCGTGGCGCGAGGGAAAGCGTCTTGTCCTTAACGAGCTAGATCACGCTAGCGGTGATACTCTGTCGTTGGCGCTGGCTATTCTCGATGATATGGACATTGCTGCTTTGACTCTGCCTACGGGCGAGACTGTCCATCCTCATAAGGGCTTCCATTGTGTAGCCACAATTAACGGTGATCCCGATGAACTCCCGCCTGCTTTGCGGGATCGTTTCACCGTTGCTGTTGAGATTGATCGGCCGCATCCTGCGGCGATTAAGTCTCTGCCTGAGAACCTTCGGAATATCGCTAAGGGTACTTCCGAGGGTCACTACAGCATTATCCGTAAGGGTGATGGCACCGAAAGCACCGAGCGTTCTCATTCTGTTCGTTCTTGGAAGTGTTTCGCTGAGCTTACCAAGAGCGGTATGAACGAGAAGGTTGCTGCCCGAATCATCTTCGGGGATTCGGGTGCAGAGGTACTCAACGCGATCAAGATTGGGGCTTAACCATGAAGCCTAGGACCGTTCTCGAAAGGGCCAAGAAACTTTTTGGCCCTAAGGGTGAAAACTGGGTTACAGGTATTTGGGTAAGGGAGAACAATGACGGCCCTAATCCCAAACTCAACTACTGCCTTACCGGGGCAATTGGCGCTGCTGTAATGCCCCGCAAAGAGGGAGAGACTGTTTCTCGGTGGAACAGTCGTGTTGCGGATGAGATGAATCATCCAAGGGAGTCCAGGGTTGCTATCTGCGCTCTAGCAGAATCAATCGAAGGCGAAGACCCTGGGACTTATGACCCAGACGACGACGAAGATTTCTCTGTTGCTTGGGATACTGTCGTAGGTCACAACGATACGAGCGAAGAGTATAGAGAAATCGAAGAGCTTCTAGAAGAAGCACTTAAAAAGCTCTCCTAGATAAACAAAAGGGGCGCGCCCTTAATCAGAGGGGTTGGGTCGGAAAGGAAACTGGATGCCAAAGAAAAAGGGAGTACGACCTTTTCCTGAGGCTATCGATGGTTCTCCATGGGAAGTTGAAGACGGAAAGCCAAAGGTAACTAAGTCAAAGCACCAAATGGCTGTTCCGTTGATGAAGCATCCAAAGGCAGAGGCTTATCGTATTCGTGCGTTGGCCGAAACCAAGTGGATTAAACCCAGAGAGTCTACGGCCTCCAAGGAAAGTCTCGATGCTTGTCGCAACTCCTTCCTGAATTACAAGATCAATCAGGCTGGAATCGAGCATCCTGCTCCATTAATGCATCCTCTGGCTCTTCAGTATTACACTGAGGCGCTAGAGCTTGGAATCCTCACTCCTTTGGAGATTCTTCAGATCACGGCAAACTCGATCAACATGCCTCGTGAAGAAGAAATCATCTTCCCGCTCGTTCAAGGTGTTCTTGGGCTTATCGGAATGCATCCGACTGCACTAAAGACCATCTTTAATGAAAACTTCTTTGCCAACTACCGAGAAGGCTATGAAAAGAACTATGGCCCTGAGTCTGTCGCTGAATGGTTGGAACAACTAGCCCAGAACCTTGAAAGCGCAATGGGCATTTCAGCAGATGGTGAAGGCGAAGAAGAAGAATGGGAAGACGGAGAAGAAGAAGGGGAAGGGAAAGGGAAGAACAGAGGTAAGGGTGGAGATTGGCTGACCGAAGATTACGAGCAGACCGTTGAACAGTCTGCTAAAGAGTTCGAGTCAATTATGAACCACTACACCACTTACGGTGAAGAGGAAGACCTCCAAAACCCTGAATACTCAACTCCGGACGGAAAGAGTAACGGGCGTTGGGCTTGGATGAGCATTGAAAAGCCTGATCGTCCTATTCCTCTTCCCGCTAAGCTCGCATATCGTGGCCCGAGAGCCGATGATATGGGAGTGGCTTTTCGCTTTCCTCATCGGTATTGCACCGATATGAAAGTGTTTGCCCGGAGAAGGAAGAAGCTTGGTGGCGGAACGGTTCTAATCGACTGTTCCGGCTCAATGCGCTTGTATCCACAAGACGTATACGAGCTTCTTCATGTAATGCCTGCTGCAACAATCGCTATCTATGTCGGCACTCAGTCTGAGGAAGGTATTCTCAGGATCGTTGCCAACAAGGGTAGAAGGGTAAGGAAGCCAGACCTAGAGATTGGTCATTTGGGCGGTGCTAATCAGATTGACGGCCCTGCTTTGTATTGGCTAGGGCATCAACCTGGGCCTCGTTACTGGGTTTGTGATGGGGTGGTAACAGGGCCGCATGATGCTGTTTCAAAGGCTAACTTCAGAGAAGCAGCAGAACTAATCAAGCGGTATCGGATTGTTCGAGTAGATCATCCGAGTTCCATTTACCATTTGGCTCCGCCAGAGCTTCTCAAAAAGGCTAAGCTTCTCGGAACGGTAAAGTAAAACTGATTTCTCCCTCTAAATCCTCGGCTCCGGCTTTTTTTGTGGTATTTCTGTTGTCAGGGCTGGCAACAAGCTAGTGTGTGCTAACCTGGTGGGTGCCATCCCTCACCCTCAGGTTGAGGTAGAGGGTGGCCCGTTGTCCGGGCTGGCAACTTGTCCTGGTCACAGATTGAAAGGAAAAAATGACTGCAATTGTTCCAGACGGAAAAGTGCACTTTGAGGAAAAGCATGGAGTCACTACGCTAGAATCACTCAGTTCTGCTGAGCTAAAGATGCTAGTAATTGACGCCTTTGCCCTCATTGCATTCAAAGACGCTCTTCCAATCAGAACAGTCGTTCAGGATTGTATGGATGGTCTGATTCAAGTGGAAGAGGAAGATGAAGCGACTAAAGCATGGGGAGGTGAAACACTTGGCTTCCACTAACGGAGATATTCCGGCAACTCGCTCTCGGGGTTATTACAAGGTAAGACGCGTAGGCAACGATGCCTATGCAATCGGCCTTCCCCGCGAGGTAGGAGAAGAGCTTTACGGTAGGGTCTTCGCTATCGAGATTAACGACCAGGGGATTCTGTTTACCCCGATGGGCGAATCCGATGCGACCAATCTTGCCGATACGCTTAAGGAAACTTCCTGGGCATAGCCCAATCTGAGGAAGAGAAAGGAGGGTAACACTTCCTGGCTAATATGCCCCGTCTTTCGGGGCGGGGCATATTCTCTCCGAAAGGAAGTTATGTCAAAAAACAGATCAGAACAAGGAAGAATCAGAAGAAGGCTTGTGGAGCAGATAGAAGAAATGCTGGAACAAGAGCTTGACTATATCCCAATTACCTCTTTTCACACTTTCCGTGGTTTCAGATCGGTGAAGAAGGTTGTTGAGGGTCACAGCCTACCGGTAGAAGTAGTTCAGACTAGAAACGGTCTGTATGCAATACGAAAGGATAAGTAATGGAAGCTAAAGAGATTCTTGAGAACGTTCTTAAGAGCTTCAATGGTGGTAAGAATTGGGTTAAGGGCAATTATTACGCCAGACGTGGCCCTAATAAAGAAGAGTTCTGCCTAATGGGCGGTATCTACAAAGAGACTGTCCCCGACTACAATGGAGGCATCTTCTACGGACATGGCGGAAACAACCAAGGTAAAGAGCAAAGACAAGCAATCGTAGCTCTAGCTAATGAGATTCGGAGAAGCCAAAAGCAATCTCCTAATCTCGATCCGCTTAGAAAAGAAGATGTAGATATCGCGCATCACGAAATCGTTAGTTACAACGATGCAGCCAGATCAAACTGGAACGGAGTAGAGGGAAAGCTAAAGAGAGCGATTAAAAGGCTTTCCTGATTAGGACTCCCAAGAGCGCTTCGCTTTTTGCGGGGCGCTCTTTCTTTTTGTTCCGCAATGTGGACACTTCTTATATTCCACATACACGAATTGTCGGCAGCCTTTGCATTGATATTTTGTCACAGCGCGACTCACTTCTTCTTCTTGAGTCCATTCTCTTCCATCCACTTCCCAGGACTCATAAACTGTTTGTAGCCTTCACTCCCTTTCTCATAGTTGGGGGGAGGATCGTGGCCGACAACAGCTTTATAAGCCTCTCTCTGCCCTTCTGAGGGACTAAGAGAACTAAGAATAACTCCGCCTATATCTGGCGGGGTAGCGATCAGAGCAGGCTTTAGACGGATCGCAACAAGTTTAGGTTCCCGTGGCCCCATTACAGTTCAAACCAACTGTGCTCCATTAGTAGTCTCCCTTCAAACAATCGTCAATTGTCTCTGCTCCGTGTAGCTCTCCGTGCAAACACTTGCCATAGACCCTGGCTGAGTATTCGTCTCCCCACTTAACCTCTCGGTCTAGCGAGGATACCCAGGTTTCCTCCGCATAGTAGGATGGTTTACCCTGGAACCAGCCTACAGGCTTTTTACGCGACTCACGAATTGAAACTTGGCTATGGAGTGGGCAAGCCATTTGGCCGATCCCCCTCCACTGATCTACTAGGGCCATCAACTCCACGCCTTAAGGCACTCCAAATTGTGATAGAACGGTTCTCCACCATACTACTTACCGGTGACAACCTTTTCTGACAACCTGTTTGAACTCCGCACCAGCCAGGATGCCGTTTTGGATTGGCCCAATCGTACCTTCCAAGACCGCAGGTACATCCTTTTTGCCTCATACTGTCTCCTTCAGCTTCTTGCCTCGAAGAACGAGGCTTTCGATCTTCCCTCGGGCGGCTTCTTCGTGTTTACGCACCATTTCTTGACTAATTCCCATCATGGCTGCAACTTCTCTTTGAGTGTAACTGTAACCGTCTCGGAGTCCGTGTCTAAGCTCAAGCACAAATCGTTGTTTCTCAGTAAGTGGCCGAGGCTTTTTCCTTGATAGTGTTTCAATGACGAGGGGTAGATTGCTAACACGAACGCTTGCCCTCCCAGAGCCTCCACAACCTTCGCAACTCCCCGATAGCCTGAAACCATACCATCGGTGTCTTCTAGGTAAACCATCAATGGTAAGGATATCCCTGATTCCACAGTCTCTACACACCCCTCCTGTTTCCACCCAGAAGTCTTTAACCCCTTCCCTCACTAGCCCTCCCTACTGTAAGTGTTATTCGGTATGTTACGTCTGTATCGTAAGGTTTTCTAGTTAAGGAAGGTTTTCCCCCTTCCCCCTTGCTGGTGCTATACTAGTAGGGTCACAGGTGTCCTCAGAAAAGCTGTTTTTCGGAACGCCGGAGGGCGAAGTAAGCTTGTCAGAGATTCGGCTGAGGCGCGTACCGTATCCAATCGCAGGCCAGAGAAAACCTGTCCCCCTCGCGTTACCGGGAGTGCGCCCCGGAGGGGGGCAGGCTCTAAGAGAAAGTGGTTGTAATCCACTAAACTAACCTATGGGAGAACACATTGGAACTTACAGGAACTATCCTAAACGCGCACGTCGAGAAGAGAAAGACTAAGTTCGGTGACAAGGACTATGCTGTAGTCGAGTTCTCTGACGGTAACACATACGGGACATTCAAGGACGCTGTTGCGGCCGGTGCTGATGCCTTTAAGGTTATCGGTGTACCCAACACTACTATCGAGGTACAGCAGAATGGAGACTACTGGAACTTTGTTCGAGTTGTATCTCCTGGTACTGATGCAGCAGGTGTGCCATTGAGTAATGGTTCTGGGACAGGACCAATTACGATTACCACAACGGGTGCAACTCCCGCTACTAGCGGAGCTACTCTCCCGCCTAGAAAGAATGATCGCAACATTCACCTTCAGACAGCGGGTAAGGTTGCAGCAATGGCTCAGGCTCAGTCAATGGATGAGGAAGAGTTCAATCGTTTCCTCGACCGTATTGAGCAGCTTGCTGACCTGTTCGATGGAGTAAAAAGGGGAACGCCTGAGTGGGCTGAATAATGGCCGGTGATGCTCAGTATTCCTCGATTACACCATCGGGTATTGAGATTAACTATTACCCCCCGCCAGATCGTCACTATGAGATTAGGTGGGATTCTAAGAGCGAAAGAACTGCTCCTGCTCCGCGTCTGTCAGACATTGACGCGGAGTTTAGGACTGTTCCTTCTGTCTCTGAGATTCTAGATGTTCTTGAATCTAAGGGATTGATCTGGTGGGGGATGCAGATGGGTGTAGAGGGTGTTCGCACCCTAATCGACAGAGATATTATTGCCTATGTCGATAGCTATACCACCGAAGAAATCGTTGCACTACTGACCAAGCATAAGCTAACTGTTAATCACGTCCGCGATAAGGCGGGAGTAAGAGGGAGTTCTGTTCACGATGCTTTTGAAATTTGGGCTACTGAAGGGACGCTACCTGACGTTGGACTTTTCCCGGAGGAAGAACAAGGATATGTACGAGGACTTGTGGCGTTTCTCCATGACGTTGAACCTGTCCCCGTCCAATCAGAAGTCATGGTTGCA